CGATCCGGCTCCTGCACAAGCAAGTCACGAAGGACAGCACGATCTCGGGGCAGGGCCTCGCGGATTACGTCGTGACCTTCCGCAAGCCGGGTGAGAACCCCGAGCCGGTCGACGGGCTGTTCGACGCATTCTCGGGCGACGATAGCCTTGACATCAGCCGGGCCGCTTATGATCGCCATGCCGCGCAGACGCGGGCGCAGGGGCGCGATCCATGGCCGTTCGATCAGTGGGTCTCAATCCTGGTCTGGCAACGCTACGCCTCGCCGGTCTGGATGGACATCGACCAGACCCGGACGCTGCAATACCGCGGTGGGCGCGACGAGAAGGACGAGCAGCACATCTCGCCGCTGCAGCTCGACGTGATCGAGCGGTGCATCGATCTGTGGAGTAACCCGGGTGACGTGGTGCTGACGCCGTTCCTCGGCATCGGCAGCGAGGTCTACAGCGCTGTGAAGATGGGCCGGAAGGGCATCGGGTGCGAACTGAAGCCGAGCTATTTTCGACAGGCGGTTAAGAACTTAGGCGCGCTCTATACTGATCGAGACGCTGCCCTGTTCGCAGCGGAGTAAGGCATGACCGAAGCTCCTATCCGTCGTCGCCCCATCCGTCGAGACCGACCCGCTGAAATGGTGGAGGAAGGGCGATGATTTTCGGTAGTGTTTGCAGTGGAATAGAAGCTGCGTCCGTCGCTTGGCATCCGCTCGGATGGCGCACCGCTTTCGTCTCGGAAATCGAGGCGTTCCCGCGCGCCGTCCTGTCCCACCGCTTCCCTGAGGTTCCGCTGCATGGCGACTTCACGACGATCCGCGCGGGCGAGTACGCCGCAATTGACCTTCTGGTCGGAGGAACACCTTGCCAGTCGTTCAGCGTCGCGGGTCTCCGAGGCGGACTGGCTGATGACCGTGGCAACCTGGCCCTCGAATTTCTTAGGCTTGCTGACCGACTGCGGCCCCGATGGCTGGTATGGGAGAACGTCCCCGGCGTCTTGTCGTCAAATGGAGGACGGGACTTTGGTTCCATACTCGGGGGCATGGTCGAACTCAGGTACGGGTTCGCCTACCGAGTGTTTGACGCTCAGCACTTCGGAGTTCCACAGCGCCGCCGTCGCGTGTTCGTTGTCGGATATATTGGAGACTGGCGACGTGCCGCAGCGGTTCTTTTTGAGCGCCACAGCCTGTCGGGGCATCCTGCGCCGAGCCGAGAAGCGGGGCAAGTCGCTCCCACCGTCCCTAGCCGCATCTCTGCGGGTGGTGGCCACGGGCCGGACTTTGACTGCGACGGCGGGTTGATCGCCTCCACAGGCTACGTCTCCGACTGCCTAAACGCAGGCGGCATGGGGCGTCAGGACTACGAGACAGAGACGCTTATCGCTGCCACGCTCACCAGCAATGGTGACGCACATAGCGGATTCCGTGACGAGAAGGGGTTGGTGCCTGTTGCCATTCAAAAGCGCGCTGTTTCTGAGAACCTAGAGAACGGTCCGCAGGGCAAGGGCTGGCAGGAGCGCATTGCCTACACGCTGGAAGCCCGCAACAAGGTGCAGGCGGTTGCGTTCGATACGACGCAGGTCACGAGCCCGTCGATCTACTCCAATCCGAAGACGGGCGACCCGTGCCATCCGCTTGCGGCAGGGGCGCACGCGCCTGCGTTGATACACCAGAGCGCGGTCCGCAGACTTACCCCAAAGGAATGTGAGCGCCTGCAAGGCTTCCCCGACGACTGGACACTCGTCCCCTATCGCGGGAAGCTTGCCGCTGACGGCCCGCGATACAAGGCTCTCGGGAATAGCTTTGCAGTTCCCGTTGTCCGCTGGATCGGCGAGCGCATCGCCGCCGTGGACACGCCGGAGTGTGCCCCTGCGATGGAGGCGGCGGAATGACCGAAGTCGCTCTCCAGCGCCAGATCGTCAGCTATCTCAAGATCGTCCTCCCGCGCGGTTGGCTCGTCCATCACGTCGCGAACAAGCCGCGCTCGCGCGTGCAGGGCGCGATCGAGAAGGGCATGGGCGCGCGCGCTGGCTGGCCGGATCTCCAAATATTCGGCCCCGGCTTCGTCGGCTTCCTCGAGGTCAAGACGGGCAAGGGCCGTCTATCTCTCAAGCAAACGGAAATCCACGACATGCTCCGCGCGCTCGGCTTCCGGGTCGAGGTCGTCCGCTCGGCGACTGACGTCGCGAATGCGCTGCGCGACTGGGGCATCCCAACGAGGGAGGTGACGCCATGAGCGACCCGCTCCGATTTTCACGCCGCGCTCGCGAGCTTCTGCGCGTCGAGGGTTATCAGACCCGCCGTGAGCGCGCCGCGACCCGGCAACGCGCCGTGCTGGTCCTCGCCGCCGAGTTTCCTGAGAAGACGACGACGCAGCTCGGTACGGCTGTAGGCTACAAGGATCATTCGTCGGTCCTCTATGCGCTGGGGCGGCTGGATCGTAAGCCGCCAGCTCTCCGCACAGCGCCGGCGGAGCAAGTCGAAGCGGCTGCGGCAAGCAGGCCGCCGCGTCTTCCGCCGCTGCCAGACGCCGAGCGGCTCGCCGCGCTCTACGCGGAACTCGGCACCATTCGCTACGTCGCAAAGCATCTCGGCGTCGGGGAAGACCGCTTGCGTCGCGCTTTCAAAAAGCACGGCATCGAGGTGCGTAATGTTTTGCCGCCCTCTTTCGCTCGCAAAGAGCTTCCCGAGCACGTCACTGAAGAAGACGTAATGGCCGCATACCTGCGCCTCGGCAACAAAGCGACGGCTGCAAAAGAGGTTGGCGTCGGCGAGAGCATCGTTCGCCGTATCGTGGCGAAGCACATCCCCGACATGTCAGCGCACCTGCCTCAGCGCATCGAGGATGCGCGGAAGAAGCGCGCGGCGGAGCGCGGCGTGCCATACGTCGAGGGCAAGCCGGCCGCCGCTCCTGAGCCGAAAGCAGAGTGCAAAGCCGATCCGGTCGAGGTCGTGGCCTCCAACCCCTTCGACGGTTTCGACGACGCCTGCCGCCGCTCGCTAGAGCGCCTGCGCAGCTATCCCGGCATCGTCCCCCATCCGACTGAGCACGAGCACGGCGGCCTGGCGCGCTTCCTCGTCCGGCAGCAGATCGCGAGGGCAGCGTCATGACTATCCGCCCGCCCACCTTCGACGAGTGCGAGGCGCTGGCGATGCTCTGCGACCGCCTCGCAGACCGCGCTACTGGCTACGGCAAGACGGCCGGAGATCCCAGCGTTGCCCGTCGCTTCTACCGCGAGGCCGAGGCGCTTAACCGCATCACTGACGTGCTGGCTTTCATCGGCCAGCGCTCGAACCGCCTTCACCTGCTGCTTGAGCCCGCCCCGGCGCGGGAGAGGAGGATGCGAGCGTGAGCGTCGCGGCGATAGCATGGGCGCGCCGGCAGAAGACCGGCTCTCCAACGATGAAGGCTGTTCTTGTCGCCGTAGCGGACTACGCCGACGAGCGCGGGCGCGCGTGGCCCTCTCAGAAGCGCATCGCAGACGACACCGAGCTGAGCACGCGCAGTGTCCGCGACGCTCTGGCGGGTCTGGAGGCCAAGGGGCTTCTTTCTCGCGAGCCGTACATTCGGGAAGACAACTCCCGAGGCGCGGATCGCATCACGTTGGCAATTTCTGAGGCCACGGCAAACGCCGCCGGGGGTGCGGAAGCACGTTCCGGGGGTAGGGAGAGAGTTTCCGAGGGGGTGGGGAAAGAGCTTCCGGGGGGTGGGGAAGCACGTTCCCCCCTCACTACGTTTGAACCACCACCTGAACCGTCAGAGGAACCGAAAGAACGTCGCGCGCCGCGCGCCGCGGTGTCGTCGGATGCCGAGTTCGCCGATTGGTACGGCGGATACCCGCACAAGGTCGGCAAGGCCGAAGCTCGCAAGGCGTTCGAGAAGGCGCGTCGCAAGGCATCGCTGGAAGAGCTGATAGCCGGCCGGGATCGCTACATCCGCGACAAGCCGCCGGATCGCTCTTGGTGCAACCCCGCAACCTTCCTCAATCAGGAACGATGGACCGATGAGCCGAGCACTGACCAACCACAAGCCAACGGATTTGCTTCCGGCCATCACGCCGGCCGCGCCCGTGGCGGAGATGCTGTCCTTGCCGGCATGGCTCGAGTCGCTCGTCATCGCGGTCTCGCGGGATTGGGAAACGAATGCGGCGATCTGGCAGAGGGTCCCGATTTTGCCGGAGACTTTCCTGCCGACGAGCGAACAGCGTTCAGCTATCGCAGCGCGAATTGAGCAGCTTCGCCGAATGGAGCGGGCGTACGACGAGCGCCGTGCCGTCTCAGCCATCACCAAGATGCTGATGTTCTACGCCACGACCGGCATGAGCGAAGAGCAAGCGGCTATTCGCGGAGAGGTCTATTCCGAGGCCGTGTCGGACATCCCCGGCTGGGCTGTCGATGAGGCCGTAAACCGCTGGTTCAAGGGCCAAGCGGGGGTGTCGACGAAGAACTACGACTTCGCCCCAAGCCCAGCTCTGCTTCGCGAAATAGCCGAGAGCGTGTTGAAGCTTGCCACACGCCAGCGCGTGCTTTTCACCCGCATCCTCGCTGCCCGGCCCGCCCCCGCCGCCATCTCGGACGAGCGTAAGGCGCAGATGGCGGAGCGCGTGCGCCGGATCATCGCCGATGCCGCCGACGCGGAAGGGGAGACCGTGTGATGCGCAACGCACGAACTGGCGACCCCATTGCCGACTGGACTCGTCAGCGCGAAGAGATGCTAGCGGTCGCGGCTGCGCTGGACTACCTCGACCCAGAGGCGCTGCGCCAGGACTTGCGCGCCGCCAACGATCAGTTGCGAGAGCGTGACCTTCGCCGTCGAGGTATCGACGACGGGCTGTCGTTTAGCGTCAGCATGCGTCGTCTTCTAGCCGAGCAATTCCCGCTGGACTTCAAGTCTCGGCAAACGATGGCGGAGGCCGCAGAATGACCTCCACCCCCGAGATCATCCGCCGGATCTGGGACGAAGGCCGTCACACCACGGCAGACATCGCGGAGATGACCGGCACGAAGGAGGCCGATGTCTCCCGCGTCGTAGCCGAGCACGTCGCCCGCAAGGCTAGGGCGCGTGCGCGCAAGATTGGAGGCGCTGCATGACCGACCCGTTCCGCCGCGTCCCTCATCCCGGTGGCCGGGGGAGCATCTACACCGTCACATGCAGCACGTGCGGCGTGACTGAGAGCATGGGCCAGCAAGATCTTGGCGAGACAAAGGTACTGCAGCTCTTGACGAAAAAGGCCCACACTCGCGGCTGGGACATAGGCCGCAAAAGCAGCAC